AGCGCCGAGCAGAGTGAATGCTTTTTTCCACATCAGTTAATATGCCTCAGATAGTGATTGCAACACGACAAGCGGTTAGCCTGACCGTTTCTGAGGCTTTTAAAAAGGCAGATCATGGAGGCAATGATCATGAAAGAACTATTAGATCTATTTATCATAGTTGACTATCGCAAACTAAAAAACGTGAGGGCCGTTGCGGATGCTTACGGATACCGGAGTCTCACTTCTATTTACAGAGTGCTGAAACGTAACAATGTAAATATAAATCGCAATGGAAATTATGGTGGCGGCTCTCCAATAAAGATCACCGACGAGCAACTTATTGAGGCGTGCAAAACCATGACGCTTAATGAGATTGCTGAAGAGTATGATATGCATCCGCAGAGTTTGCCGAGGAGATTTAAAAGATTAAATACAGAACCGGTTGGATATCATACTGGAGGAGGCTTCAATGAAGGAGGAAATACTGAGGCAGCTAATCAATATTGGTTAGATCACCCTGATGAACAAAGAGGCTGCATGCCAGTAAAAACGTTTGGAGATTGCTGGCATTTTGTTGAATCTCAATGGAAGACCTTTGAAGCGAAACATCCAGATTTCCAGTATTTAGAAACTCGTACCAAGTTAGACACTCATACTAAGAGAGTAAGGCTAAAGTGTAAAAAATGTGGTACGGTAATTGAACGATCAGAATCAACCGTAAGACAAAAAAACATTAAGTGTGATAAATGTGAAGCTGATAAAAAAATAGACGACGCACGCCAATCAGTATTATCTGTTTTCATTGCTATTGCTTCAAGTAAAACGCCGAGACCTTGCGTTGTATGTGGCGAGTTATTTACATCATCATATTCTACGCAGAAGTATTGCTCTACAAAATGTAAAGAAAAAAGCAAAAGAAAAAATCACTCATATAGAAGCAGGTGCAGACATTATGGCGTTTATTATGATTCTTCAGTAACCAGAGAAGCAGTCGTAGAAAGGGATAATAATATTTGTCAGATCTGTGGTAAGATATGTGATCCCTCAGATAAGAGATGGGGTTCTTCCGGGCCAAACTATCCTACACTTGACCATATTGTGGCTCTTGCAAAAGGAGGACCTCATACATGGGAAAATTGTCAATGCGCTTGCGGATGGTGTAATTCAAATAAAAGAGACTTACCAATGGAGGTGATTGCATGAGTCTTTTAGAAGCTGCTAAGAGTGGCGACAAAAGGGCTACGCTGATCGCCTTGCGTGATAAGCTGGCCGAAACAATCGAAAATTGCGAGAGCGGGAGAGATATGGCAGCCAACTCTAAAAGGCTTATGGAGGTTATGGCTGAACTTGAGTCTCTTCCAGATCCTGCGACCATAAAAGAATCAAAACATGACCGTCTAAAGAATAAACGTGAAAATAGGTAGTCAGACTCCGACTTTTGAAAAGGTTGGAGTTTTTGATTATTCACTATCAGACGAAGTTGCCGAAATGTTTGCGGAGGACGGAGGAGCGACATTTTATCCGGCGCAACTTTATGAGCTTAAACTAATGCTGTCACGGAACAGAGATGGATCTCCGGCAGCGACTACGCTGGGCATAGCAAAGCCACGTCAAAATGGTAAAAGTTATGCTGCCAGATATTACGCCGCATATATGGCGGTATTTGAACATAGAGCGGTTTTATATTCTGCTCATCACAGCTCCACAACAAAGAAAATGTTCATGGAGTTATGTGATTTATTTGAGAGCCCTGAGCGATATCCAGATTTTGCTGAAGACATAAAATCAATAAGCCATGCGAGAGGATATGAGGGATTTTACTTCAAGGACTGGATAGGCCCGGATGGCAAGATCCATAAAGGCGGGTGTATAGAGTTCGCCACTCGAACCAATAGCGGATCCAGAGGCGGAACTTACTCTGTCATCGTAATAGACGAGGCGCAGGAACTTACGAATGAACAGCAAGAAGCAATGTTGCCGACAATATCAGCTGCTTCAAAAGTAAGTGAGCTTGAATTATTACCGCAACAGATCTACATAGGCACTCCGCCCGGTCCGGCTTGTAATGGTACGGTATTTCGGGAAATGCACCGTGTAGCTCATTATGAGAATGATGCTAATACATGGTGGCTTGAATGGGGTATCGAGTCAAGCGATCTCGTAAGAGACATACCAACAAAAGAGAGAGCCATTGAACTCGCTTATAAGACTAATCCGGCTATGGGTTACAGAATCGCAGAGAAAACCGTTGAGAACGAGTTTGACACAATGCGATTAGATGGCTTCGCTCGAGAGCGACTCGGCTGGTGGACACCGATAGTGGAGCATCATATTGAGTACGCTATTAAGTCAGACGTATGGGACGCTTGCAGATCTGAGGATCCTAAACCGGATGGAAAGACAGCGTACGGAGTCAAATTTTCAGCAGACGGATCTGTTGTTTCATTATGCGGAGCGGTCATACCTGAAAGCGGACCGGCTCGAATCTCATTGATTCAGTCCAAACCGACTGGTCACGGAATCAGCTGGTTGGCAGATTGGCTGAACGAACGATATCAGAAAGCATCGTGCGTGGTCATAGACGGACGAAACGGAGCGGACGTATTAGTTGAGCGGATATCTGATACCTGGAAGATGAAAGACTCCATTATCAGACCGACAACTAAGGACGTGATCGCTGCAGTCAGTACGCTGACAAACGCCTTAAATGAGCAGACTGTAACATGGTTTTATCAGCAAGAGGCGTTAAGGGAGAGTGCAGTTACATCAGTAAAGAGGCCCATCGGCGGAGGCTGGGGCTTTGGTGGAGACAATTCCACACCTATAGAGGCTGCATCCCTGGCTTTATGGGGAGCACAAAATTCAAAACGCAATCCTAACAGACGGATGCGTATCGGTTAAGAATAAAGGGAACACAGATGAATTTATCAATTACACCGGAAAGAGTACACGGGCTCGATGCGGATGCTCAGGAGAAACTTCAGGAGCTAATTAAGATCTATTGGATCGCATCGGGCAAGAACGCAATTAAAGAGAGATACTATGAGGGCAAGATCTACCTTAATGAAGTAAATCTGGGAATAGCACTTCCGCAGGGTATGAGAGGTCTTGAGATCGGTTGCTCATGGGGAGCGAAAACAGTCGATGTGCTTGCGGGCCGTTCGATGTTTGACGGCTTCGTAGGAGAGAACGGCGAAGATGTAGACGAACTGAGACAGATCGTAAATGACAATAACCTCATAGCAGAATATCCGAAGGCTTGCAGAGACGAGCTGAAGATCGGTTGCTCATTTGCCACGTTATCAGCTGACGATGACATCAAATGCCGTATCAGATTCCATTCGACCAATTCCGCCGCAGCAGTATGGGACGGAGAGAAGGGACGCATTGCATACGGTATGGCTATCATCGACACGGCACCGAGCAATAACGATCTTAAAGTTTGGGCGCCGTCTCTTATCAGACTCGATACGGATGAAGCGACATGGCTTATAAGAAGATTCGAAGCGGAATGGTACGCTGAAAAACATCCTCATAAGATGGGCCGTCCGCTTATGGAACCGCTTATTTACAATCCTACGAGTGCAAAGCCGTTCGGACAGTCCAGAATCAAAGAGCCTATAAGAAGACTTATTCAGGGCTATGTCAGAACGATCGCAAACGCTACGATCGGGCTGGAGTTCGCAACAGCACCGCAGAAATATCTGTTAGGAGTCACAGACGAGCAGTTTGACGAAGTAATCAATCAGAAATTCAAGCAGTACGTCGGTAACATCCTCGCTTCAACAACTAATCCGGAGACAGGCGAAAAACCTACTTTCGGACAGCTGCAGCAGGGCACCATTACACCGCACGTCGAGATGCTCAGGATCCTGGCGACACAGTTTTCAGCTGCTACTGGCTTAACCGTAACGGATACAGGCGTAGTCAATGACGCTAATCCTACCAGCTCCGATGCGATACTGGCACAGTCACAGACTCTTGTATCGATGGCAGAACAGTTGAACGCAAGAAATGCCGATGCACTTCACAACATCGCTTTAATGGCTCTTGCGATTGCCAATGATGTCAAACTGGACGAGCTGACCGACTCACAGAAGAGTATAGTAGCACATTTCAAAAACCCTGCTATGCCTTCCGTAGCGGTTACAGCAGACGCAGCCATCAAGATCGCTTCAGCACGTCCCGATTTTGCTTCGACTGACACGTTCCTGGAGATGATCGGATTTGACCAGGCTGATATCAGAAGAATCAAAGCACAGGAACAGAGGGCGAGAGGCGTACGGATACTTGAGGAGACTGAATAATGGAAATTTCACGCAAAGCATGGAATCGGTACCTAGTCAGACTTCGTAATTTAAGCAGTAAGGCTGCGGACGAGCTGATGAAGTATATGCAGAACGGTCACGATCCTTATGCGGATCCGAACATGGTAGACGATGTTATAAGGTATGCTTATGCACTCGCCACGAAATACGGAGAGGCTTCCGGATCGCTGGCCTGCGAGATGTACGATGCTATTGCGGAGTTATCAGGCGTAACAGTTCCGTCAGCGGTACCGGCAAACACGGCGACATACGGAGACGTTGCGAAAGCGGTACAAGGCACTATGCTTCAGTCGAAGAATCCCGAAGTAATGACAGGTTCGATAGACAGGCTGGTTAAAATGGTCAGCGTTGATAC